AACTGACCTCAACGTCAATATTGTCACCTGCGGGAATGCTTTCTGATTTAGTGCGACTGATTGACTGAAAGCCGCTTAAATAGCTTTCTATATCATTATTTGACCCATCAACTAAAACATAACATTTCCAAGGCCAACTGCTTGAGCTTGTATCTTTTGCGCAGTTTACTGGCAACGTGCTTGATGTTACCGCAGTTGGCACATTAAGAAATGAATCCGATGAACTTGCAAATGGGCCTGCTCTTAAAATAGCCATTATACCGCCTTGGTTAAAAATACACGTTGTCCGGCCGTATTGTCATTGTTAACAACATCTAGCGTTTCCTCGGCAAAGCCCTCAGGGATGCCGCCTTCTGTCGCACTAGCTGGAACGCGTAAAACAACATTGTTGTCTGAATACTCAATTTCCAATGGTGCATCTTCTTCTACTTGGTTTACTTCAATATTAAGCAACGGATTTAATCTCTCAATGACTTCATTAAGCTTATTGTTTTTAGCAAGCGAACCATCTGTGACTTTATTAATATTTGCCATAATCTAAATTGCCCGAATTGATTTTACAGTTCTGCGTATGATGTTCCCTTTATATCGGTCAATGCCAGAATCTAGAACCAAGAACCCATCACTATCAACAATTGCATTATATTCATTTGCTGTTGGTGTTGATGATCCACTCAATTTTTCAACTGTATTGCCTTCAGAATATCTGTAAGCTTCAAATCGTTGTGGTAAATTTACATCTTGAACCTCTGTAATTCCTGCGGTTATGCCGGGAAGAAAATAATCATATTCAAATTGCGTAGATGATCTGCGCGAGACTTGCTTTCGCCCTCTGGTTGCAAATGGATAAATTGCCCCAAAAGTAAAAGTAAAATCTGATGGTATATAAGTGCGAATCTTTATTGTGCTGCCAGTCGTGCCAGTTAAGCAAACGCCATTACCATAATAAAAATTACTATAAGTTGCTCCATATACAGTTATTGTACCTCTAAAGTAATATCTAAAATTGTCGCCACTTACCATTCCATGCGCAGATGCTAGATTGAAGGTCAGCAAATTATTTGACGAACTTATGCTGTTTATAGTAATTAGAGTCCCAGTGCCAGAAGTGTATGGCAGCCCCGGAAATGTGAAAATTTCCGATCCAGCAGGATCAATTGTTGGCAGTGGAATATTTGCAAACTGCCTATCAAAAGTAATTAAAACGCCATCACTGATTGAATGTTCAAAGTCACCGACAAAATATGCATTTGCATCAGCAGTAAATGGCAGACTTGTAACTTGCGCATTTGCTGCTGATGCCATTGTTGTATTTAAAGGCACGTCACTTGGATCATATTCGGTGCGCAGCATCGTGCATCTTAAATGATAAACTTTTGTCGCATTATCACCTTTTTCAATGAATGGAAATTCAACCCAAGAATCTTGATTTGGTCTGGCTTTATTAAATTCTGTACTTGATAAAAATGGTATACTCATGATGGATTCTTTTGAATTTCAGTTAAAATTTCTTTTGTGTTTTCTGCTGTTTCTTTTGCGCTTTCTGCCATTGCTTGTGATTCTTTGCTTTCTTTTTGGTTTTCTGATTTAGTGCCTTTAGGGGAATTTTTCTTGTCAGCCCCCGGCCCAAATCCACTTTCATTTTCACGCTGGCGAAACCTTTCGTCTCTTTCTTTTTTGCGCTGTTCTTGATCTGCTCTAACTTCTGCTGCTCTTTCTTCCCGTTCCCTTTTTCGCCTTGCTTGGTCTTCTTTGCGCTGTTTACGTTCAGCCGCTCTTTGTTCCCTTGGCGTAGTATATCCAGATTGGTTTGTGTCTGCACCTGCGGTTGCAGCCGCCAGTTCCTTTGCAAGACGCACGGCTTCTTCCCGGTCAACATTTGCTGACTTCATAATTTCTTGAATGGATTTTTCAAGGTCAAGCTGCTTTTGTGCTTCATGCGTCAATGCATCATCTTCTGCTGCCTGTGCTTTAATCAACGCCAATTGTTTTTCTGCCAATGCAACTTTGTCTTTTTCGGCTTGAATTTGTTTAGGTGTAAGAGTCTCAATTGTTTTTAAATTGCCAGCCGCATTAAGTAAATCTTGGTAAGCTTTCAACCTGTCTTTTAATGCCTGCTTTCTTACTGGATCAACTTCTGTTTTTATTTGATCAGTTAAAGTTGCTGACAAATCTTCAGATGTTTTTATTTCTTCTTCTTTGGCTGCAATTAAATCTTCAGATGATTCTTTTTGTGCAGCGTTACCTTGTAAAATTTCATCTGTTCTTTCTTTAATCAAACGCTTGTTTTCTTCTAATTTTTCAGACAATCCATCAGTCCAAAGCGTTCCTTCAAACATGCCTTGCTTGTAAAGTTTGCCCTCCTCCGTCAATTCTTTGGTTGCTTGCTTTTGTGCATCAAACAAAGAAATGGCTTCTTTTTGTTTTTCCAATGTTTCATCGGTTGGGCCGTAAACCATTTCACCAACTTTTGTCCCTGCAAAATCAGTAAATTCTTTTGTTTTTGAAAGCATCAAAGCCAATCCCTCGGTCAATGCCAAGATTGCTGGCAATGCAGTTGTGCCAATCTTTGTTCCTGTTTCCAATAATTCAGCACGTAAAAACTTTACTCTGTTGGCTGCGCTGTCTGCCGTTGCAGCAGCATCACCATTGGCTTCACCTAAATTGCGAATCATTATTGATTGAACTGCCAAAGCTTTTTGTGCCGGGCCAAGTTGACCAGTGCCTTCATATATTGCCAAATTCAATGCTTCCTGTTTAATTGTGGCTTCGTTGATCACGATGCCCAATTGCTTCATTGGTTCAAATTCACCACTGATTGCAGAACGTATTTTCGTAAAAGCATCTTCAATTGGTAAATTGTGAAAGCTGGCAATGTCACCTGCAATTTTGACCATCTCAACAGAAAACATCCCAGCCGCTCTGCTATTCATTCCAAATGCTTTTGCCATTGCTGCAAACGTTGCCAATGAATCTTGCATTTCAGCAGTTGTGCTTGGAATTGTTTTGCGCAATTCCTGCACCTTTTCATTCATTTGATCAGTTGCCGGGCCAAATACCGCTTTAAATTTGCTGGCAGTTTCACCTGCCGCCAAACCTAAGTTTGCAATTCCTTTTACCAAATTAATGCCAGCAAATGCAGCCCCAACTCTTACAAATGATGCCGTTGCGCTGCTTGCAAAGTTCTTAACCTTTGATTTGGCTTTCTCAATTCCTTTGCTAAATCCAGAAGAATCAAGATTGATTTTTGCTTTAAGTTCTGCCTTTTGTGCCATTATTAATTTCTGTTAAAATTTCTTGTTTAATCATTTTAATCAACCTTGGTTCAGCCAATTTGTAATCTGGAATGGTTGCCAATCTGATTGCTTTTTGAAGCTGAAAAATGCGGTTCATTGACCAACTTAATACATCTTCTGGATTTTGTCCATACCTTGCCGCGACCTCGTCAATTGCTCCAATAATGCCTTCAATTGCTGGCATTTTATTTTCACGGCTGAATGAATTGCTTCCAGAGTTTACGCGCTCTGGAATTTCAGCAAAGGCATCATTTAAATGCCTGTATGCAATCATTAACAATTCGTTGTCTTTTGATTTGCCGAATAAATAGCCAATGGCTTTTTTGGCTTTTTTAGTTTTGGCGTTTGTTTCTGGCCCGTAATGCTTTGAATTACGCCACAAGTATTGCAGCACATCATCATCAGTTGGCTTGCCATCGCAAACCAACTTGTTGCCTACCAGCTTTAAATCAACCCACGCCTTGGCCGTAAATGGCACTAGCAACATTTTGCCAATGATTTCTTCCCCTGCATCAGAACACCAAGCAAGAAGCCTATTTTCGACAATTCTGGCTTCTGCTTCCCTTAAATCACCTGCCAATTCATCAATCATGATATGAAAAAAGCCTTGCCCACCTATGGGCAGACAAGGCTTTTAATTTAAAGCATTTGGTTTTTAATCTTCGGCTTTGGTCTTCTTTGGCTTTGAGCCAAATTTGACTGCTGCACCACTGTCAATCAATGACTGCGCCACAAGGTCACCAACATCAACTGTTGTGCCTGCTTCGGTCATTTGACCGCGAATTGATTTATCAACTTTAAGTGTGATCTTCACAATTAACCTTGGTAAGTTTTGCGAACTGCGACCATTTCAAAAGTATCAAATGAATCTTTGTCCCGGTTGACTGTCACATCTTTGACAACAAGCGTTGAAGCTGTGCCAGAGCGGTCATAATCATGGGTATATTCATCACCGACAACTGGCAGAACTGTTGTTGTAATAGCACGTTGCAATGTGTAAGTGACCTCAATTTGGTCACTGCCTTCACGAATCATAAAGTCAGCGCGGTCGCCATTGGCATCTGTGCGGCTGATGACTCGGTTTGTAAATGATGCGCCAGACACGGCATCAACAATGTAATCAATTAAATTGATTGTGATTGTTTCAAAACCTTGTGGAAGGTTTGTTGTGGAAGAATATGGTATTGACATAATTTTAGTTGGTTGTGGCTGATTGCCTTTTGTTTAATTTATACAGTTGGAAACGCATCTGTCAGTATTGAAATTTGCCCATCATAAGAAATAGTTGTGATGTCAAAAACGTCATCAATGCTGTTTGCAGACCCAGAAGGTCTTAAGAATTCTATTTGGTAATACTTTAAATAAGTTTCAAGTGCAGAACCTTTGGCTTTCAACATGCTGACCCAAGTGCGAATCAATGCCACAATTTCACGATGCCTCGATGAAACATTGATTGTCTGGCTGCCTTCTTCATTGTGTCTGCGCGTTTGCACCACAAATTCCAAATCAAAATCATATTGATCATATGTTGGATTGGTTGCGCCGCCCGGCGATGGGTTATAATGCCCTGTAACGCCGCCCAAATTCATTGTGACCCCAATGTAGTCATCTGGCAATGTCTCAACGTCAAGTTGCTCTCTGACCTCAAGCATTTGATCGCCCAGCCATTCCCTAAATGCAGACTCAACGTTGCCTTCAAAATTAAAAAGTTCTGTGTATGATTCGGCTGGCATTTGCTATGTTTTACAATTTTACAGTGTTTTTGTCAATCACTTGACTTTAAACTTGGATTCCTTAGCTGCTTTTTTAAAAAGAAATTTTAACCTTGTTTCCATTGCTTTCAATCTGCCGCGCCTAACAATATTGATAGTTCCCATTGATAAATGCTGCAAACCAAATGCCTTGGCAGTAAAAAATGCCGTCCAAGAATTATTAACTTTTGCCATTCTTGAATTTCCAATTGCCTTGCCCATTTGATTGCGCACCCAAGCTGGAATGCCCTTGATGTTTGGTTTTAACCTTAACACGCCCTTTGCCATTGATGCTTTGGCAATGCCAACATCGCGCTGCACTATGAATTTGTAAGTATCAAACATGGCTTCATCCACCCACATTTGCTGAAAACCCTTCAAGCTTCTAGTGCGGCCGTTTTTTAATCTGTTGGCATTATGGAATCTGCGCATTTGACCAATTGATTTAATCACGCCAGCACCAATGACTTTTCTGCCTCTGTAAATTTCACCAGTTGGAAAAGTTTTTTCTGCCCAACTAAAAACCCTGCCTTCTGGCGCAAAAAATAATTTCTTTAAATCGTATTCAATTGCAAGCTTGCCAGCCATTTGGTCTGCCTTGTTGCCAAGGGTTTCGCCTTTGCCCGGAAATGTTTTGTATGGCGGAATAAATCGCGCTAAGTCACGCCAATACATTGCGCCTTGATCTTGCACAAATTCCTTTTCGTCAATCTTCCATTTTTTAGCCATCTTTCTGATTTTTGACTGAAAAACGGCATCATCCAATTCAAAGTGTTTTTTAGACATTTAACTTGGTTTCGTTTCTGGCTTTCATTTCAACATTGCCAGTGCTGATGCTGATTTCAGTAATGAAAAAAGTTTCACCTGTAGCAACTCTGATGAATCGCTCTTTTTTCTTTGGCACTGTGCGCACATCAAGCAGAGCAACAACTAGCTTGGTTGCCGGGCTTTCGTAATCGCCATGCTCGACCATGTCCCATTCGTTTATTTGCTCATCAAACACTGCATTGACAGTTTGCCCATTGATTTCAATGGATTCACCCATGATTTCAGCAGCATCTCTGCAACCAATGTTTAAAAAGTCAGAAAAGTCAGTCATGGTTTATTTTTAAAGCTGAAACCCGATTTTGGCAAGATGCGAAAAAGCCGCCACTCCAAAATGAAGTGACGGCTTAACACGTAACACAATAACCCCTTATTGCAAAATTTTCGTTTTCTTCTTTGCAGTCTTTTTAGATGCCACGGGTTTGGCAACCTTTATGGAATCAATTTTTTTGAACTTATCCAAGTGACCTTTGCGCAAATAAGCGACCTCACCGGGTTCTGTGCATGCTTTAAATGCAACAAGGCATTCATTGGCATCTTCAGAGCATACTAAAACAGACAGAACGCCAGATGGCGCTTTGTGTAATGTGGCAGATGGTTTAAACATAATATTAAATTTTAAGTTAAGAAAAAAAAGCCGCCTTGGATTGACCAAGACGGCTTCAAGATTAATTAGGCAGAAACAACGCGAACGCCGTAATCAACACCCTTTGCAACTCCATAAAGAAGGTTGCAGTTGTAGTAAAGAATGCCGTCATTGTCATAGAATCGGCGGAATTGAACTGGAAGCCCAAGACCCGGAATCACAACGTTTTCAACTTCGATGCCAGCTTGTTCAGCCAATTCTGTGTCAACAGAACGACCAGCCATAAGCAATGAATTGCGCTGGAATGCGAACGCTGCAAGGTTTTCACCATTTGCGTCAGCAAGATCAGTTTCATATGCGTCAAACTTAGCAACGCGAGGAACGATGCCTTCACGCTTTTCTTCAGTAATGCCCGGAATTTCTGCACTGTTAAGAGTCTTAACAAGTGATGCATAGTAAGCAGGATTCATGAATACAGAGCGGCCGCCTTGTGGCGCTTTCTTAGTTGATGTCAACTCAGCGTTAAGATCAGCAAGATCATCGCGGTCAAAGTTGGCAGCAGTAATTGTGGAACTGGTTGCAAAGTTTGCGGCTGTGATCAGATTCCAAACATCACCAAAAACCTTGTCACCAAGTGCTTGCAGTGCTGGCTCGATGAAAAGAGCATTTAAGTTGATGGAAGACTTGCTGCGCTCAACGTCAGTGAATCCATAAGTGAAACCATAATGATTGTTGAGAGAAACAGTTGCAGAAGTCATTGCAACATCAGCAGATGCGCTTTTAATTCCTGCGCTCATGTCAGCAGCAGTTGGTTTGGTTGGATAACGAGTTGTTACACTTTCACCTGCGCCTTGGACGTCAGACGAAAAGTCAGTTGTAAGTGCGCTCAATGGAGCGAAAAGAGAACTTAGTCCAGCCAAGCTTTCCTGTGCGATTTCGGCAAGATTTGCCCCTGCGATTGTATTAGCCATAATATTTGGTTTTTATTTGTTTTAGTTAAGATTCACTTGGTTGTGAAATTATTTAAGAAGATGTTTGTTTTCAGAATACCATTTGTTTTTGGCATCAAGCCCTTGTGACTTGCCAATTGCTTTGTATTCGGCCCAAAAGTCATCGGAACTTGTTGGTTGATCAGATTGATTGGAAGCTTCAGCAACGGCATCGGCAGTTTGCAATGCCATAAGATCAGCAGCAGCCAGAGCAACATCACTTGATTTGATGTCAGTTGCTTCTTTCAAAGCAATTGCAGCTTCTTCCATATCTTCTGAATGTGAAATTTCCATGTCTTGGATCTCAGATTTATATTCTTTTAGTGAATTTTGCAATTCAAGAATCTGCGTTTCGCCATGCTCAACTTGCTCGCTGACTTCAAACAATTCATCTTCAAGCTTTGCAACTTTGGCTTCATGTTTTGCAACAATGCTAGAAACGATCTTTTCAACTGGAAGTGTTGCCCCGGCTTGAGCAGCAATTGCAGACAATTCTGTAACTGATGCGGCTGCCTTTAATCCTTCAACTGTGCCATCAATGAAACCTGCTTCCATTGCTTCATCAGCAGTGAACCATGTTGTTGCGTTCATTAATTCTTCTAGTTCTTCTGTGCTGTAATTGCTGCGGCTGTATGCGTTAATGATTGCTGATTTCATCTTATCCATCAAATCAGCTTCTTTGCGCAATTCTTCACTGTCACCAATTGCCACTGTCCAAGGGTTGTGAATCATTAGCAAAGCATTGTCTGCCATCAGCACTTCATCACCAGCCATTGCAATGACAGATGCCATGCTTGCTGCCATGCCGTCAATGTAAACTGTGACGTTTGCAGGATGACGTTTGATTGCATTAAAGATGACATTGCCCTCGATGATTGAACCGCCGGGCGAACTGATGCGCAGGTCTATTTGCTCAACTTCTCCAAGTGCCTCAATGTCTTGGATGAATTGGTTGGCTTCGACACCATAACCGCCGATTTCGTCATAAATAAAGATTTCCGCTTTAGAAGACTTAACACCTTCGGCGACAGTTTCTTGCTCCATTGCATACCATGTATTGGTTTTTGATTTTTCCATTTTGTTTTTCCGTTTAGGTTTCTTCTGTTGAAGTTTCTTCAGTTAAAGTTTCTGCTGTCTCAATGTCAGCCTGTGACTCTGAACCAGATTTTAAAGTAATTGGCCGTCTGTAACCACCATCCTGCACCCAAGCACCTGCCACTGAATCTGACATTTCTGGCAATCCTGCCTCTGCTCTGAATGCGTCTTCGTCGCTTTTTTGTGGTGTTATTGAACCTGCGCGAACTGCAACGCCGTATGAATCAAACTTGGCTTTCAATGTAGCAAAATCCAAATCAGATTTCATTGCCAAAGTTGGCTGGCCGTCATCATCCATGCCATCTTCCATGTCATCACCAGTTTCTTGTGTGACCAGTTCAGTGACATCACCGGGCATTGCGGTTGTTCCAAGTTCTGCTGGATTCAATCCGTTTTCCTCGGCAATTTGTTTCTTCAATACCAAGTTGGCAGCACGTTTGCGCAGTAAGTCTTCATAATCCATGCCGCGCGCTTCAACAATGTGATCTTCGGTTGTTAAGCCTGCGCGCAAATCAGAAATATCTGCTGCGCGCATGCGGCCTTCATCAACTGTGAATTGTGCAGCCTTTGTAAAACCAATCTTCCACCAGTCTTCTGGCAGTTCGCCGTAGACACCTTGCTTTGCACGTTTTGCAATTACATAAATTGCTGCGCGCTTCATTCCTGCATCAATCACTTCACGTCTGGAAGCAATTGATTTGTTAATATCAGCAGCAAAGCCGCGAACGCCAGCACCACCAATTGCAGATGAATCAAGCATTTCCCTGCGCCAGCCCAATGCGTAGAATGCAGATGACTCAACTAGTTTTGTAAAGTTCAGCCATTGGTCGCTTGGTCGGTTGCTCTGGTGTGCTTTTAAGCTGCCACCATTCTTAATGTATCGAATCAACCCCGAATCCATCAATTGAGTTTGCAACCTGCCATCACTGCCCGGCTGTGGGTTGACAATGGAATTGCCCATGTCTGCTCGGCCAGTTTCGTTTGATTCCACCAAGGTCAAAGCACTGTTGACCTTTTCGGCAATCTTTTCTGCGTCACGGGTTTCTGCTAAATCATACCAATCAAGAATAGATCGGAAGAGCACACGTCTGAACTCCAGTCACGGCTACATCTCGTATGCCGTCTTCTGCTTGAAAAAAAAAAATCCG